CAGATGCAGTAACAAAATTTGGTTTTACGCAAATGCCTCTTTTATCACAAGCTAAAGGTTTAGCATTAGAGGGTGATGATAGTCTTGCTAGTGAAGCTGATAGTTTATATAACAAAACATTAGAACTCTATACTAAAGAAAACAAACGCATAGATAATGTACTAAAAGATAAGTTTGGTGGTCGTTATGCAGGAGAAGACAGCGTAGGTGAGATATCTCTTAATGTTCGTGATGGATTAGCTAGACGTCCAAAATTTGCAGACCGTATGGCTTATTTTAAAAAAATGTATCCTGATGGTAAATACTACAAAACGAATGTAGGTGGTAATAAGACTGAAGAGTTATACCAATTAGAAAAAGAGGGTGATGTTTTTAGAGTAGATCCTAATGGTGGGTTTAGTGATTTTGCAGGAGACTTTGGTGACTTTTTAGGTACAGTTGGCACAGCTTCTACGGCTGGAGCTATATTAGGTTCTTTTTACTCTCCTTTTGTAGGTACAGCAGGAGGCTCATTATTAGGGCAGATGATAGATGAATACTTCACTGATGAAGGCATAGAATATGAAGATGGTAAAGCGTTTTGGCAAACCTATTCTAATGATAAAGCTCTCATGGCTGGAGTAGAAGGTATTATTAATAAGGCACTTCCAGGAATGGGGAGATATATTGTAGGTAAAATTAATGGTGATGGTGGTGTACCTCTTAATTTTGCTACAAAAAAGACAGCGGCTGAAGCGTTAGATGCACAAAAGTTTGCACAAAAAGCGGGACTGCCTTTACTGAGTATTGCACAACTTACCGATAGTACTGTTATAAAAAAGTTAGCAAATCAGCTTACTGGAACTTCTGACCTTATAACAAAAAAGATGACTAAACAAAATAGTGCTCTTTTTAATAAATTAAAAACGGAAGTAGATAAAGATTATGACACTTTAAGTCAAACTAGCCTTGTTAACTACTTAAACCTATACAAGAAAAAATTACTAGATGATACAGTAGAAACAATCAAAACGGCTGATCCAGATAGCTTGGTTGGCAAAGTTAGTTTTGAAGATTTAGTAACAGATGTTAATAAATTTAAAGAAGGATATGATGTACTTATAGACAAAACTTTTACTCTGGCTATGCAAACTGCTAAAAAAGATAAAGTTGTTTTTAATTTAGCTAACATAAAAGAAACAGCAGAGAATGTTATGTCTAATGTTCAGATAAAAATGGCTGAGAAAAGTACAAAAGGTAATAATGTTTATCAACGTATTGGTGGTCAAATAAATGGTGATATTGGTGCTTTATTACAACAACTTAGAAAAGCAGATTCTAACGTAGGTACTATACAAGTAGAAACTTTTGGTACTAAAAGAACATATGATGCTCTTAAACAAATGCTTTCTATTAGAAATAAATTATCAGAAATAGCTGGAGAAGCAGGAGATAGAAACGCAATAGAAATGATAAAAGCTATTGATGCTACTTTAGAAAAGCCTTTGTCTGGTGGTACTAACTTTTTAAAACACTTGACTGATGCAAGAAAACTTGTAAAAGATAAAAGTGACATTGTAAATTTTACAAGTCTAGCTTCTTTGTTTGACAAAAGGGCAGGACTCAATGTTGAAAAAACAATGGATTCAATATTTAATGGAAAAACTAATGCGACAGATATTAATTTATTAGCCAAGTTTATGCAAGTAGCTGATGGTGTAACCGACAAATCGGGTAAGCAGATTATACAAAAAAGTCAAGGCAAAGTCATGAAAGACTTACAAGATGGATTTGTGCAATATGTATTAGAAAGTGGCGAAAATGCTGGAAAAGTATTATTTGATTTAAAAGCTAATAAAAGTAAATTGTATGAAAAACTTGTCCCTCATGGACCAACTAGGGAAGCACTAGAAAAACTATCATTAAAGTCTGCACAATTACAAAACAGTGGAGCTCAAAAAGCATTAGCCCAAGAAATGAATAATGCAGAAGCTTCTTTCAGTTTACTTGCACAATCTACTGGTAAAGAAGTAGATAATATGATCGCCGCAAAAGGTGGTAAAAACGGTAAGTTTGCAAGTGATATAAGAAGAGCAATACTTAATAAAATTATGGTTAAGAATAATATAGTAGACCAAGCAGAAGGTTCAGGCAGAATTGTTCTTAACTCACCAATGTTTGCAAAAGAATTAAGTAATCTAACTTCAGGTGTGGGTGAGTTTTCACAATTTAAATCTTTGTTTCCAAAACAGTATACTAAAGCTTTAGAGGACAGACGTTTATACAGCTTTTTTATAGAGGGTGGAACAGACCCAGGAGCTTCTATCGCTACTGGTGCTGTTGTTGGTCAATTAAGACAAGGAAGACCTATTGAGTTTGCTAAAACAATGTTCGTGAGTAATGTTCTAGCATCCTTTTTAGCTAAACCTCCTAGTGTTGTTCAGCTACAAAAAATACATGATACACAACCTTTGTTTGGTCGTCGTGATAAAGTGTTTGGTGCAATGACAGCTATGCTAACAAGTCTTGAAAGGGAGTTAGATATTCCAGGAATACCTAGTCCAGCGACTGGAGCTGAAGAAACATTAGAAGAGGAAGTTGAAAGAACTGGAACAACGCCTTTGTCTGGTGATAAAATATCTATGAACACTATTACACCAAACACATTAAATTTGAATCTTCCCGCAGTATCTCCTAGTGGTTCAAGTGGTCCTCCAACTACGAACTACGCTTCTCTTTTCCCCTTTGATACTACGGGAGGAGCAATACAAAGCAGAGCAGGAATCGGTGGATTAGTATGAACATAGAACAATTACAAAAAGAATTAGCAGAAGATGAAGGTTGTAAGTATGAAGTTTATAACGACCATCTAGGGCTACCGACTTTTGGTATTGGTCATTTAGTAACTGAGTGGGATGATGAATATGAAAAGCCAGTTGGGACACCAGTATCTGAAGAACGTGTCAATAGTTGTTTTGCTAAAGACGTAGAAACTACAATAGCTGATTGCAAAATATTGTATTCTAACTTTGATGAATTACCAGAAGAAGCACAATTAATACTTTGCAATATGATGTTTAACATGGGTAGACCTCGTCTAACTAAATTTAGAAAAATGAATTTAGCTATAGTAGATGAAGATTACTTAGAAGCTTCTTTACAAATGGAAGATTCCAGGTGGTACAAACAAGTGCCAAACCGAGCAGAACGCCTCGTAGAAAGAATGGCAAACTTACAAACATTTCCTAGCGGATAAATGACATGGTTGTTGCAGAAATTCTCACTGGGATAGCCTTAGTTCAAAAGTCTGTAGAGTTCATTAAGAGCAATATATCCACAGTAAATGATATTTCTGGTATAGCAAAACAGATTGATGGCTTCTTTTTAGGCGAACAACAAATGAATAAAAACAAAGGCAAAGGATTGTCTATTATGGAACAATTTGGTTCTGTAGAAAATAGTGCTAACGATTTTATAAATATGAAATTGTTAGAAGAGCAACGCAACGAATTAAAGCAACTAGTCAATTTAAGATTTGGACCTACTACTTGGGATGAAATAATTGCAGAAAGAGCTTCCAGAATCAATGAAGCCAAAGAAGCTGATAGATTACAAAGAGTAGAAAAAAGACAACAACAAAAAGAAATAATAGATGTACTACAAACAGTAGGTATTATTTTTTGTGTGATTGCTGTACTAGCAATCGGGATAGTTTTATCTTTTGAAGTTTTTGGCTATGAATACAAATCAAAAGATTATACGAGGCAACAGAAAATTCAACGTGGAGAAATTATTCTACCTATCATGACTACTTGTAGATTAATGAAACGAAAAGTATTTAAAGATAAAATGGCTTGTATCTATATTGGTGCTCAAAAAACGTATGAATTAGAATTTACAGACATAGCTATTGGTTGTCCACGCAAATATAAATGCAAATTAAATCCAAATGGTAAAGAGCCTAACATCGATCAAGTCATGGAAAGTTTAAGAGGTATAGCGAAGTGAGTAAATGTATTGGTGTTTGTAAGCTAAACAAAGATAAAGTGTGTATAGGTTGCAATCGCACAATTGAACAAATCAAACAAACTTATAAGGAGAAGTAAATGGAAAACATGGTATTAGATGCATGGAATGATTTAAGTTATATTGAAGGTGTACTATTTACCTTTTGGCTGTTTATCCTTTATTATGGAAAAGTATGGATAGATACTAAATTTAGAGATAGATCACTTTGTCCAAGGTGTAGTAGATGACACAAAAGAAATTACAAAGAAAATCAAACTATAACGAATATGATTTTGACGGTGATGGTGTCGTATCTGATGAAGAAATAGCAATCGCTAAAGCTATAAAAGAAACAGAAACCAAACTTAGAAAAAATCTTGCACAGTTACGCATGGCAAGATACACATTAATCGGTATGGGGGTGTTTACATTAGCTATGTTTGTAATCCCAATTGAAAGAGTAGAGGCTTTAGCTGATATAAGCAATTTATTCTACATTTCAGGGGCTGGAATAGTAGGAACTTATATGGGGACTACTGCCTACATGACCAAGAACGGGAAGTAATTAGGGGGTACAAACATACCAAGCCCTTTTGCTCTAATGACTGTATCGAGCTTATACGCAGTCATTTTTTGGCTAAACTATCCAATCTGTAACATTTTCTTGTAATACGGCACTTGCTATGTCAATTTTACTTCTTAGGGCTTGTAGTACTTTTTCGTCTACCGTTTTTTCAACAATAATGTCTATATAAGTAACTTTATTGACTTGTCCGATTCTATGTGCTCTATCTTCGCTTTGTAACCTAACCTCTAAATCATAGCTGTTACTATAATATATAACTGTGGAAGCTTGAGTTAGTGTTAAACCATAACCTCCAGTTCTTGGTTGCCCTACAAAAAACCTAACGGGACTTTCAGGATCCTGAAAAGCTGTCATCGCATAATCTCTTTGTTCAACAGTAGTAGCACCGTAGTAAGAAACAACACTATCATCACCATACATTTTTTGTAATAGTTTTTCTACACCTTGAATGTCGTGTGTGAAGTTAGCCCAAATAATAGCTTTACCATCTAATTCTTCCACAACCGATTCTATCTCTGTTAACTTAGCCGAAGGAAAGGTTTTTAGTGTTCCATCATCTAGTTTTACATGTCCAGAACAAACTTGTTGCAGTCTAAGTAATTGTGTCAAAATAGTGGTGGGTGTTACTGTTCCCTCTTCGCATATACCAAGTGCAATCTTTTTTAAGTCGGAATACATTTTTGCTTGTTCAGGTAAAAGTTCTACTACTCGTTTAGTGTAAACTTTATCTGGTAAATCTAAACAATCTTGTTTTCGTACTCTAAAGCTAAAGTTGTCTAACAAACCATTTAGTTCTTTTAAGTTTTTGTAACCAACTATTTGATTAAAACTATATGAGCCTAAGTTACGTCTTTTTATTATTGCATATTCATACTGGAAGCTGAAAAAACTTTTATGACCAAGTAACTCAGGGTTTAAAAATTCACATTGAGTGTACAAATCCATAGGGCTTTTTGTTATAGGACTACCAGTCATTATTCTACGGTACTTGGCTATTTTCCCAAGTTTCACAATAGACTTAGTACGTTTTGCATTCTTGCTTTTTATAGTTGTACTCTCATCTATAGCCATAAGACAGCTATGTCCTAACAAAAACTTTTTTGCTACTTCCACACCTTTTCTTGTACTGAACGCTTCTATATTCATTAGAAATATTTTTAAGTTATAATTGGGTGTGAACATACTATTCCAAGTATGCAAAAACTTTTGTGTGTGATTAGGTTGCCAAACACATATATCTGATAAAACATGGTCAGGCATATGGGTGGGTATCTCGTTGCGAGACCAGTTTCTATAAACACCTTTTGGTGCTATAATCAAAACTCCAGTTACATGTCCTTTGTCATACAACACACTAAAGTTGTCTATCAAAACTTTAGACTTACCAGTTCCCATATCCATAAAATATGCAAACTCATGTAAGTTCCAGCCTTTCCTTAAAGCAGTCAATTGATGCTCATAAGGGGTTAATTTAAATTTATATTTCATACACTTACTTTCTGACTTTACTATATACAAACTTTTTTAAAAACTTAAACCTTTTGTTATCGCTATGATAACTTTCGCGGGACGGAAAATATATCGATATCTGATATTTAAATATCTGATTTATCAATTGGACTAAATTTAGTTTTACTAGTATATATAAAAGTATATAACTATAGTTACTAATACTTAGTAGTGTGACATGCTAACCGTTCACTAGGGCTAACGCCGACAATGGTTAAGTATTAGTAACAACGGCATAGGAGAAAGTATGACTGTTTTTATAACACAAGAAGTTCCTGGGAGAGATATAACCAAAGCCTCTCAGTATGGTGACTTGCAAATATTAATTCCTGCAAAGGAACAAGTTGCCTTATCTGCTCAACCGACGGTTAGGCGGATTAATCGCTTATTGCGTAACTTTAACGACAGTGATTATTTATTATTATCAGGGGATCCTGCAATAATTGGCATCTCTTGTGCCGTTGCCATGTCTAATAATTTAGGCAAATTAACTATACTAAAGTGGGATAGGCAAGACGAAGAATACTATCCAATAACAGTTGACATATATGACAAGGAGGCTTGAATGGATTTTGAATCAACTGCAAACGAACTCACTAAGGTAAGTGAGAAAGGACTAAGTTCTGTTAGTTCTTTATGCAAAAAACAACTTGAACTTGAGGATAGGGTAAAAGCACTCAAGGCAGAGTTAAAAGAAACAGAACAGTTTTTAAGGGAAATATCAACAGACTTGTTGCCCTCTGCTATGCAGGAATATAATCTAAAAACTTTAAAAACAGAAGATGGTCATGAAATAACAGTTTCCGACTTTGTTTCAGCCCATATATCAGAAGCCAATAGACCAGAGGCTCACGACTGGTTAGTTTCAAATGGTCATGGCAGTTTAATAAAGAATCATGTTACTGCACAGTTTGGTAGAAACGAAGATAATAAGGCTAAAGATTTATTAGCTGATCTACAAGGTCAAGGTATGGCAGTTACAAATAAAGTGTGGGTAGAACCTCAAACTTTAAAGTCGTTTGTAAAAGAACAAACGGGAAAAGGTGAAAATATACCTCATGATATATTTGGTGTATTCTTGGGCTTACAAACTAAAATAAGGAGAAAGTAAATGGCTGAAGTAGTCAAAAAACAAGAAGGAGCACTTGTTAATGCTTCATTTGAAGAAATGTCTGGGCTAGGTTTTGCAGAAACAACTACTCAAGATATGTCTATTCCGTTTCTAAGAATACTTGGAGCACAAAGCCCACAAGTAGATGAGTCTGACGGTGCTTATGTTGAAGGTGCTAAAGGAGGTATGATATACAATACTGTTTCTAATACAGTAACTTCTGGTAAAGAAGGTTTGCTAGTCGTACCTTGTTATTATAATAGGCGTTATGTTGAATGGAAGCCAAGAACAGAGGGTGGTGGTTATGTAGGTAGTTATCAACCTGATGACCCAATAGTGGCAACTGCTCAAAGAAACGAAATAACTAATGAGGAAATGTTACCTAATGGTAATCTGCTCACTAATACTGCTCAACACTTTGTTATGCTAATAGAAGGGGACTCTTATAGTAGGTGTTTAATTACAATGTCTAGTACTCAATTGAAAAAGTCTAGACGTTGGTTGTCACAAATGAATGCGATGACAGCGATGGGTAAAAATGGTCCGTATACTTTACCAATGATGTCGCAAGTTTATAGGTTGGGAACTGTACCTGAACAAAACGATAAAGGTAAATGGTCAGGTTGGGTTATAAGCAAAGAAAGGCAAATTGATTTGTCTGATGCTTTTGAAAAAGGTTTGTTTGAAAATGCCGTTGCTTTCTCAAAGTCAGTGGAAGCTGGAGAGGTTGATGTAAAAGAAACAACTCCCGAGGCACCATCAAACATTTCTCCGGATAAGCAACCACCGAAGCCAAAAGCTACGGATGATGATGATACTCCTTTTTAGAACACCTAATAATTTGTGCGAATTATTAGGCTAGAAGCCCCGATCTCTCCTTTAAATTTATTGGTTGGGGCTTCCTTTATTTTTGGGAGGTATTATGGAATTAGCAGAACAGTTCTTCAAACTATTTGAAGGAAACAAAAGAGCATATGGTGTTGTTGATCTTGATGATAGCAGTACTGGAAAAAAGACTGGTGTATATAAGATAATAAAGAAACCACCAGAAGTTCAACAATGGAAAGATCATTTAAGTGGTAAGCAAGGATTAGGTATTATTCCTATAATGGATGATAATGCTTGTTTTTGGGGTGCAATAGATGTTGATAATTATCAAGTTGATCATAAAAACTTGGTTGAAAGATTACGCAAAGAAAAAATAATTGGATGGGTGGCACGAAGTAAATCAGGTGGTGCTCACATATATTTCTTTTTCAAAGAACCTTTAAAAGCTTCTGTGGTAAAGAAAAAACTAGCCGAGATCGCTTCTGGGTTAGGTCAAGCCGAGGGTGAAGTATTCCCTAAACAATCAGAAATCTTAGTGGAAAGAGGCGATACTGGAAACGCTTTGAACATGCCATACTTCAAAGGAAGTATGAGTACTCGCTCGGTGTATGATTTAAAAACAGTAGAGATATTAGCCCCAAAGGATTTTGTAAAAAAGGCTACTCAATATAAAATAACTAAACAACAATTTGCAGATTACAAAATAAATGCAAGTCAAGATGGTTACTTACCAGATGGTCCACCTTGTCTGCAACACTTATGTAGCATGGGCTTTGGGGAAGGCTCACGAAACAATGCTCTGTTTAATTTAGGTGTTTACTCAAGAATGCTAGACGCTGATAATTGGGAGGCTTTGATACAAAAGTATAACTTAGAGTACCTAAAACCTTCCCTTTCTCATGCCGAAGTTGGAACAGTAATCAAACAGTTGCAACGGAAAGATTACTTTTATAAGTGTGAAGATCAGCCGATAAAACCTTTTTGTAATAAGGAAGTTTGTGTTACGAGGAAACATGGTGTTGGTCCAAATGGTGTTCAAAACAATATGTCTGCCCTTACAAAAATAGATGGTGACCCTCCTATTTGGCTTTTAAATGTGGATGGACAAAGGCTGGAATTAAGTACCGATGGATTGATATCACAAACTCGTTTTCAAAAAGATTGTGTCTCGCAGATAAATAAGTTGCCAAGAACAGTAAGTCAAAATGCTTGGCAGACTAGAATACAATTATTATTAGATGGTCTAACTATTGTGGAAGTTCCACCTGATGCTACTATAAAAGGTGAGTTTGAAGACTTATTGCATTCTTTTTGTAGTGAAAGGGCAAGAGGGGTAGAGCGTGATGATATACTACAAGGTGTTGCAGTATGGATGGATGGATTAGTTTATTTTCAAGTAAAAGACATTAAGAAACATCTTTCAGTAAATGACTTTAACCATTACTCTTCTTCTAAGATTACTTTAAGATTACAAAACTTAGAGGCTGACAAGATGTTTTGGCGAGTGAAAGGCAAAGGAACACATGTATGGTCTTTACCACAAGAATACTTTGAAAGTGATAATGAACCAATGTCTCTACCTGATTTACCAAAACCTGAAGACATCATCTAATGAAGATTGTAGTTGGACCTCCTGGAACTGGAAAAACAACTAAACTCTTATCACTAGTAGAAAAGTATATTGAGTCTGGTGTTCCCCCAGATAAGATAGGATACTTTGCATTCACAAGAAGAGCGGCGACCGAAGCTATAGACAGAGCATGTAGTAAATTTAAATTGGTAAAGAGAGACTTACCTTTTTTCAGAACACTTCATAGTTTAGCCTTTATGCAGATAGGTATATCCCACACTCAGATAATGACACAAACTAGATATAAAGAAGTTTCTGATTGGTTAAAAATAGGAAACTTTTATGGTCAGTCTGATATGTCGGATAGCCCTTTTAAAGATTATGGTTATGGAGATAAGTTTTTAGAGATTATTAATATGTCTAGGATACTGCAACAACCTCTACGTTCTGTGTACAACGCCTCAACTGTTCCACTACGAACAGACTGGGCTAGGGTTGATTATGTTAATAGAGGATTAGAGCTATACAAAAAGACGCATGAACTTTACGACTACACAGATATGTTGGATTATTATTGCAAAAGAAACTTGTCTCCAAAGTTAGAAGCAGTCTTTATAGATGAGGCACAAGACTTATCTCCGTTACAATGGGAAATGGTTCATCAGCTACAACAAAACACCAAAGAAATATATGTAGCAGGAGATGACGACCAAGCTATTTTTAGATATGCTGGAGCAGATGTAGATTACTTTATAGGTTTACAAGGCGATGTTACTGTTTTAAATCAAAGCTTTAGGATACCTTCTTTACACCATAGGTTAAGTCAAAGTGTAATCAGTACTGTGGTAGGAAGACGTAAGAAAGAGTTTTTTCCAAGAGCTGAAGAAGGAACAGTAAATTGGTATAGACACTCCGAGATGGTGGATATATCTGAGGGCGATTGGTTATTATTAAGTAGAACAACTCGTGGGGCTAAACAGTTAGAAGAGGAAGTCAGAAGGCGTGGTCATTTATATATTTACAATGGGAGTAGTTCTATCGATGGTAGGGTTTTAGAAGCTGTTAGATTGTGGGAAAAGCTACGTTCAGGTGACCGTTTACGAGCAGAGCAAGTTAAGATTATTTACAAACAAATGATACTTGGACAACAAGTAGAATATGGACACAAGACTATGCCTAAGTCGACGGATGGAGAACTATACAGTATCCAAGATTTACAAGACTTTCATGGATTACTTCATAATCGTCCCTGGGATGAGGGCTTAGGAAAGATACCTGAGTCTGACCGACGATATATTAAAGCATGTCTTCGTAAAGGTGAATCATTAACTGCGATTCCTCGTATAAGAATCTCTACTATTCATTCTTCAAAGGGAGCACAAGCAACCAATGTTCTTATGCTTACAGATACAATGAAGCGTTCATACTCTATGTGGCGAAAGTTTGAAAACGAACACTACGATGAAGCTCGTGTTTTTTATGTTGGTTTAACCAGAGCCATAAAAAATCTACACCTGATACAACCAATGTATTCTCAAGGTTATTCAATACCAAACTAAATGCTCAAACAGAGTATTTGACGATTTACTACTTTTTATCACGCTATATTATATAAACATAACGCAACCACATATAGAAAGGTTTATTATGTCGCAGTTATATGTAACTAAAGAGCTACTTATCAAGCTAAACAAAAGGGCTATTAGGCGTAAGTCTAACAGAACGCTCAAACCAAAAGCACTTGAAAAGTTTCCTAACACTCTAGCCGACATTGGCTTTGAGGGTGAGGATGCAACCGACCTTATACGTTATCCAGTAACAATGGTAATGCCACACAACGATGTAGAAATGCGTTGTTGTTTTGCAACAAGTAAGGGCGAACAACTATGGCTAGACATTAGTTTTAAGGAGTATGAAGCACTCCCAACTATTGATATAGCTAATAACAACAATGTAGTGTAGGAGGAAATAATGGCACACATGGTAGAAACGATGGCATATGCAGGGAAAGTCCCATGGCATGGGCTAGGTAATAAAGTAGACGGTAAACTAACACCTGAAGAAATGTTGGTCGCCGCTCAACTCGACTGGACAGTTTCAAAACGTCCATTTTATTTTGCTGACAAACCAAATACTTGGGACTTAAACGACCCTCGTGGTGAAGCAAATATGTTAAAGGCAGAAAAGCATTATGCTATTGTTCGCGACACAGACAATAGGGTACTGTCACATTGTGGGGAGGCTTTTGTACCTTTCCAAAACCACGAAACAATGTCGTTTTTCAAAAAGTTTACAGAAGCAGGACACATGGAAATGGATACTGCAGGAAGTTTATCTGACGGGGAACGTGTTTGGGGTCTTGCTAAAATTAAAAAAGGTTTTAAATTAGCAGGAGGTGACGAAATAGAAGGTTACTTACTTATGGCTAACAGTCACAAAGTAGGTTCAGCCATGACTATTATGTTCACACCTATAAGAGTTGTTTGTAACAACACGATAACTCTAGCACTTAATCAAGAGGGTATGACTGGTAAGTTTCGTATTTTACATTTACAAATGTTTGATGAAGAAATAATGCAGTCAGCCGAACAAGCTTTAGGTATCTCTGGTGAGCAAATGAAAACGTTCCAAGAGCAATCTGAGTTCCTTGCAAGTAAGAAAGCCAAGCAAGAGCAAATTGACAATTACATTGCCGAAATGCTTCAGCCTAAACTTCTTATTGAAAGGGGTAAGTTTGAAGGTCTTGACCAACCACTTTTACATGAGCAGTTTTCTAACACTTCCGAGTTGGTTCGTGAGGCTATAGAAACCAGTCCTGGGTCTAAGTTGGAATCTGCTAAGGGTACTTGGTGGGGAGCATTGAATGGTTTAACATATGTTATGGACCACCAGAAAAAGTCTAGTTCTCAAGACAACAGACTTACTTCTGCTTGGTTTGGTAATAGTGCGATAACCAAACGTAAAGCTCTAATAAAAGCTTTAGAGTATGCTAAGGCTTAACTTATCAGGCAGAGCACAATACTATTGTGTTCTGCTATTCCCTTGTTATTATTAATTAAATAAACTTTTATAGAAAGGAAAGTTATGTCGGAAACTGTAGAAATATTGTTTGAGTCTTTAACAGATACAAACGAAAGAGATTATTGGGAAGTTATGGGTGATGCCCATACTATATTTAAGCCGAGTGCTTTTACAGACTTAGGTTTGCCAGAAGCTTTTGTAAAGAAGTATACCAGAACTATAAAGTCAGACACTCGTTCGCCAAAAAGCACTATATATGGTGAAAACGGTGAGGTTATACATTCTTTAGAAGGTGTAATGTCTAAGTCTATTGCTGATGCTTTGGTTGGTGTTTTTAATTTAAAAGACGCACAGTCAGAGTCTGCTCAAAAAATGGGTAGAGGTTCTTCCCTTAGAGTTCTTTCTCAAGCTATCTGGAATTATACTCATGCTTTGCAGAAAGTGTAACGAAGCTATTACAATTAAGCGAGTAGAGTTAGGTTATTCTACTTGCTTAACTTGTGGTGATGCCGAAGCAAAACAAGTTGTTCATACTGTTGTGCCGATGCACAAATCAAATTACGTTGTGGTTTCTAATTTCAAACATTTAGTAGGTATCAATGTTAAATGAGAATGGTGGTTTTACTAAGTTTTACATCTATAAAGATGGAAAGTTAATTAAAGAAACGTATGTTTTAAAAGTGGCTAGGTTCTATAAAAAAGAAGGATATATAGTCAAACACCGAAGTAAAGGAGAAAAATTTGATAGAAAATTATTACAAGTGGATAAATGAGCGACATGCTATTTATCAAGCTAGACGTAGGGGGGACAGTCCTCCATGGACTCTAGACCCTATCTTGCGTGAATACAAATTTACAAATCCATTCAGGGAAAACGACCGTACTACTGTCTACATGCGAAAAGCTTGGACTGATCCGCACCACAATAGATCCTTTGGTGAAATAATTTTTAACTGTTGTCTATTTAGAATGGTAGGCACTATGGATTTTGCTGAAGTTCATGGTTGGGTAGACGCTGATCAGTTAAAATGGGATCCTGAAGCTACGGTCAACTTAATACAAAATAGATTAAAACATGGTTTAAAAACATTTACTGGAGCGTATATTATAACTAATCAAGGTATTAAAAAACCAAAAGCGGAGGTAGTTGTATATGAGTTCCTTGTTCCGATATACCAAAGGCAACTGGCACTCGCGGAAGTGGCGAGGGAAAGTAACTCGTTACAAGCCGTACACCATGCGTTGTCTTCCTATAAAGGGTGGGGTGGAGGGGGCTTTATGTCTTACGAAGTCGTTTCCGACCTCAATCACACATCTGTATTGGACAAGGCGACAGACCGTTTTACTTGGGCAAATGCCGGACCAGGAGCAATGAGGGGCATAAATAGGATACATGGTTATCCCCTTAAAAAGATGCACTCACAAGAAAGAGCCAATACTTTTATGCAAAACATTTTAGCCGAAAAGCATAAATACATTGACCTTGATATTATAAACCCTTATGATGTAGATATGCGTTGTATTGAACATAGCTTATGTGAATGGGATAAATATGAAAGGGTAAGGCTTGGTCAAGGTAAACCAAGAAGTAAATTTAAAGAAGTAGTACAATCTATACCAGAGGGGAAAGTGCAATGAAAATATATATACCAACAAGAGGCAGAATAGCCACACAGACAACATGGCAAAGTATAGGGGATTGGGGTAGACAAAATGCTTGTTTAGTTTGCCCCGAAAGTGAGGTATCTTCTCATATACATCGTGGACGCAACGTATTGTCAAGGGGTGACGTGACGGGCATAAACAATGTTCGGGAATTTATAATGGATCACGCTATAGAAAACAGAATAGAAAAAATTATAATGCTAGATGATGATTTAATATTTGGCAAAAGAATTAGTAGTCATGGTCCCAGTCTGAGGAAAACTACAGAAGATGATATGTACTATTTGTTTGAACGTATGGGTCATTTACTTAATGAATATAAGCATGTAGGTGTTAGCCCTAGACAAATGAATGACAAACATTATCCCTCTGTGCTAAAACACGGTATGCGAATAAATGCAGTCCATGGCTTACGACCTTTGGATATTAGCACCTATGAAATTAGGTATAATGACGTAGACCTTATGGAAGATTACTATATGACGTTATCCTTATTTGCAAAGGGTCAGCCTAACGCAGTAATAGTAGACTGGACTTGGGATCAACGAGGTGGTAGTGGTCAAAAGGGTGGGTGTAGTAATTATAGAACACCTGAGTTACAAGAACAAGCAAGTCACAAATTAGCAGAGTTATTCCCAGATTTTGTTAAGGTTGTAGAAAAAGAAACTAAAACTGGTTGGGAAGGAATGAAAAAAAGATATGATGTCAGAGTACAATGGAAAAGAGCTTTCAAAGCAGGATGCCCCGAACGCAGTTCAAATTGAATTAGTTGAGGGGTGTAACCTCGCTTGTTCTTTTTGTGGTATACAACAAATTAGAGATAATGGTGCTGACGGTCCAAGCTGGACTCACGGTAAAAACTCTAAAGAATATAAGTTTATGACTCGTAACACTTTAGTGCAACTTCTAACGAGTATTCAAAACAGTAATTGGAATCCACGCTTTGAGTTCGCTATGCATGGTGAACCGACAATGCACCCCGAATATACCGTCTTTATTGAAACTACTCGTAAGTATTTTCCTAAAGCATCTATCATGATGACTAGTAATGGTGGGGGTTTACTCGGTAATGTCAGTAACAAAGTCAATGAACTTATGGAAGCAGGACTTAATGTATTGTTTTTAGATAATTATGAACGAATTAAAATAGTTGATAAAATTAAAGCACACTATAATGGACCTCACCAAGTTGTAGAATATCCACAAGACCCACAAGGCAATCCACACAAACGTAGAAAACCCAAAGAAAAGTTAGTTGTAGTTGGTGCTGACCTTACAATAGCGACTAGTGGTACACATGCTCAAGTCAGTAACCATGCAGGATCAGCTTTTCCTTTAAATTATGAACACCAAAACAAAAGATGTGCAAAACCTTTCCGTGAGATAAGTGTTCGCTGGGACGGTAGTGTTGCTCTTTGTTGTAATGATTGGACTGGTATCTACAAGTGTGGAAATGTAAACGACTACAATGCTATAGATGAACTATGGAACAATGAGGCTTTTTATTCGGCAAGAGTAAAACTGTACCATGGACAACGGGACTTCGGTGCTTGTAATGGTTGTGATAATACCACAATCCGTAATGGGTTGTTGCCCGACAGAATGGGTAAGTACGAGTTACCGAAGCCCAATGCGATGACAAATACCTTTATTGAAAAAGCGTGTAGTGGTAAAAGTTACACTGAAGCAGTAAAGCCTATTTACGACTTTATCAACTTGCCTTCTGATAAGTTGAATTAATGTTTGGTGGTGTTACTACCAAACACAACACTCAAGGCTCTGACAAGCCTTAAAAAGCTCCAAAGAAAGGGGGATAAATGTATAAACGTATGTATGGTGTAGAAACTTTTGTAGTCGGTAACGTAGCAGAAGCTTTATACCTAGCTAAACAATCTTTAGAAAGTAAAGGGGAAATAATAGATACTCGTGTTGGTAAAGCCAAAGAGTTTCCTACTCCAGTCGCAATTACTTATAATAGACCAAGGGAACGAGTTATTTTTTATGAAAAAAGGGACGCAAATCCTATTTTTCATTTTATGGAATCACTCTGGATGTTAAACGGTAGTAATGATTTAACTTTTGTAGAATATTTTAACAAACGCATGAGAGACTTTAGTGATGATGAAAAAACATTAC